CTCTCCAAGAACTAATACTTGGGAATTAAATTGTACAGCAACTCTTGCAGCTGCTGATGCAATTACTGTAGGAGTTTATATGGATTTTACTGCTGGAGCACCGCAAATACAAGCATATTCAAGTAGTTCTGAATTTGCAGGATTTAAAATTTTAGGAGCATAACATGGCAATAAGTAAAGTAGGATTAACAACAGCAGTAACAGGAACATTGCCCGCAGCTAACGGCGGTACGGGTGCGACTAGTTTTGTAGCAGGTAAGGTTTTACAATCAGTCAATACTTATGTTTCATCTGGAGATAAAACGACTACATCTAATACTTTTTCTGATTTATCTGGTGTTTCTTTAAGTATTACTCCATCTGCAACATCAAGCAAAATTTTATTAATGGTAAATACAAATATGTATAATACTACTACTGGTTCATATTGGAAATTAAGATGGGAAAGAGATATAGGTGGCACTTCTACAACTTTTGGAAGTAGTTCTTATGGATTGTCTCATGCTAGAACAGCAGTAGATAATGATTTTTTTGGTGGTGTTGGAATGACATATCTTGATAGTCCAAGCACAACATCAGCAATTACTTATACAGTTCAAATAGCAGCAGATGGCGGTACTGCATCTTTTGGAGTAAACAATTCACCAAGTTCAATATTTGCTTATGAGATAGGAGCTTAATTATGACATTACCAATATCAGTAAGAGCAATACAAAAAATTAATCCAGACGCAAAATTTTATATAGATGGCGATGATTTGGATAGTATTAAATGGTTAGAAGGAACAACACCTATTTCTAAAGCTGACATAGAAGCTAAGATGAATGAGATGGCTAATGAGCCTGAACAATCTGCCTATGCAGAACAAAGAAGAAATGCTTATCCACCAATAGGAGATCAATTGGATATGCTATGGCATACAATAGATAAAGATATTACATTACAAAAAAGGTATTTTGAATTTTACCAAGCTATAAAACAAGTTAAGGTAAAATATCCTAAGACATGAGTAGAATAGAATCCTTGCGTAAGGATTATGAGTCTAAGATTTTAGAAGCTGATGAAAATATAAAACTACTTCTAAATCAACCAACCATAATTCCTGACCATACAAATATTAATAAAGAAATAGATACACAGTTAGAAATTAAAGAAAAAAATTATTCTAAGTTACAACATCTATTAAGTTATTTACCTAAAGAAGAAAAAACAGATGGCAAATAGTTATAAATTTTTCGGTAAAGCAATAGCATCTGCAAGTGAAACAACTTTAATAACATCAGGTTCTAACGAAACTATTATTATTAAATCTATTAGAGTTACTAACAATACTGCTAATACACCAACTATATCAATGGATGTATTAGATAGCTCACAAAGTAATACAGAATTTACAATTTTAAACACACAATCACTAGCAGCAAACACATCGGTAGAAATATTAACAGTACCTTTAGTGCTAGAAAAAGCAGATGCGTTAAAAGCAACAATAAGCTCAACAGATAGTATTCACATAGGAATTAGTTTTTTGAGTATTACATAATGAATTTAGTTAGAATACCTACATCTAATGCAGATGAGGTTTGGAACTTAGTAAAAAAAGATATTATAGAAGCTTTATCTTTCTCAGGCAATCAAACAGATGCAGACTTTGTTTATGAAAGTATAAAATCTGAAAAGATGCAGCTTTGGGTTCTTTGGGATAAAGAACAATTAACACCAACAGAAAAATATTATGGTGTAGTTGTTACAGAAATAATTCAAAGAAAATTAAAAAGATCATGTCATGTATTTATTATGACTGGTAGAAGTAGACAAAAATGGACACCTTTAATTAAGGTGCTAGAAGATTTTGCAATTGAGCAAGAATGTAATCAAATGGAACTATTTGCTAGACCAGGTTGGCAAAAAGTTTTGCAAAATTTTAAATACAAAAGAACACATATAGTTCTAGAAAAACAATTAATAAAGGAGAATACATAATGTCATTTGGAGGTGGTAATTCAGGCGGTGGAACTGCGGTTACAAAAATGGATCCTTACGATCCAGCAAAACCAGCATTAAATCAAATTATATCTGAAGCTGGTAATTTATATGGACAAGGTGTTAGAGCTGCTGGGTATGTTGCACCTAGTCAACAAACTACACAAGGTTTAGCTGCACAAGAATTAATGGGTACTGCTGCAACACAACAGCTATCTGATACATTATCTGGTAAATATTTAAATCCATTTTTATCACCAATGTTACAAGGTGCTGGAAATGAAATTGCTACAGCAATAAATACTGAGTTTAGCGGTGCTGGAAGAACACCTGGTAGTCCAATGAACCAACAACAAATTATAGCTGGTGTTACAGATGCTGCTTTACCTATGGCATTTGATGCTTACGAAAGAGAAAGACAAAGACAACTTGGTATTGCAAGTGCTACACCAACTTTAGTACAAACTGGACAACAATTAGAAAACATAGAACGACAAAGAAACTTAGCACCTTTTGCTGCACTACAGCAATATAGTGGATTAGTAAATCCAATAGCAACTGGCTTACCAGTACAATCACAACAAACTAACACAGAAGCAAATCCAATAACAACTGCTTTAGGTGGAGCTTTAATAGGTTCTAAATTTGGTGGCGTTGGTGCTGCTATTGGTGGAGGTTTAGGCTTTTTAGGAGGGTTATTATAATGGATAAAATAAAAAAAATATATTTTGATCTTGAAACAAAGGTTAAAGAAAAACCTATGAAGTTTTTTATAGGGATGTTTATTCTTTTTGTTATTGCAATAATTATATAGTTTATGAACAATTTAAAAAACGCAGTAGGATTATTAAATGCACAAGCACCTAAAGGTGAGTTTCTTGCATACATAAATCCTAATGAAGCTAAAATGTTAAAAGATGCTGGTGGTTCTGGTTTATTAACACCACAAGGTATTCCATCTTATTTTTCAGGTATGTATGGTGGAGGTGCTGGAGATAGAGGTGGTGATCCTAGAGCTAGTGCATCAGAAAATGTATCTGCTGGTAGGGATGATAGAGGTAATGTTCAAAGAGCAGAGGATTATAGACGACAACAAAATCAAACAAATACACCTCCTACTGTTATTGAAGAACCAACTTTTACTGGTGAAGATTATGATACAACTAACACTTTTGAAAAACCAGAAAGCAAAATTAAAACTTTTTTTGGTGATATAAAAGATTATGTTATGAGTGGTGGTGTTATTGGTAATGCTACTAGACTAATCGAAAAATTAGGAAGTCCAATTCAAAAAAAGATGATGACTTATAGTCTAAATAAAAGAATAGATAAAATATCAAACGCAAAAGATTTTAGTCCAGGTGCTTATGGATATAAAATACAAGATTTACAAAAAGATTTACAAGGGGTTCAAGATGGAACTTTTACACAAAACGATTTTACAAAAAAATATGGTAGTGGTGATGCTACAAATCCTAATGACGCATCTTTTAATCCAGCAACATTAAGAGAAAATGATATAGCAGATATAGAAACATATTTTGCACCAGAGTTAGCTAATATTATTGGCAACACTCCAATGCAAGATTCTATGGTTAATGAATATTTTGCTAATACTAATAATCAAAATTTAGGCATAAGCTCAGACTACATGACTACTTACAATAAAGCTAAAGAAGATCTATCTAAAACTTTGAACATGACAACTAATGCAAATCAGTTTGGTTACTCAGGTACAATGACAGCTAGTAACATTTATTACAACTACTTAAAAGAACAAGGATTATTATAATGGCAAAATCACCATTTCAAGGTTTGTTATATTCACCAGAAGTTCTTGGTGGTATAGGTTTATTAACTGCTGGTCTATCTGGCCAAAATCCAGGTGTTGCAGTACCACAATTATTGCAAGGTATGAAAACAGCTTCCATGTTTCAAGCTATGGAAGATGAAGAAGAAAAAAGAAAATTTATAAAAGATTTTGGTGGTACAGTACCAAAAGAAGATCAAGCTTTTTTTAAAGCATATCCAAAAGTTTATTTAGCTCAAAAATACAAAAAAACTACAGCTAATACAAAAAGTCTTTTTAAAGATGGTCAAGAAAAAAGTTTTGATGTATCTAAAGATTCACAACTAACAGAGTATCTTAATTTAATAAATAATGAAAATTGGTCAACAGTTGTACCAAAAGATAAAAAGGCAGAATTTGTTAATTTTAAAGACATGAACTCAAATGATGTAAGAACTTTTAATTTAAGTGATGCAAATGATTTAGCTGAATTAGAAATATTTCAGGGTGAGGAGGGTAGAAATGTAATTAAAGTTCCAGGTATGGACAAGTCTTCTGATATATTACCAAAAAGTAATAAAACAAAATTAATGACAACAGTTATTAAAGGAACAGATTTACTTGAAAATTTAAATAGACAAGAAATACTTTATGAGAAAGAATTTTTAAGTGCAAAAGGAAAACTTTACTTTGAATTTTTAAAGAAAAAAGACCAAACTGCTAGTGTAACTGGTATTGAATTAACAAATGAAGAAAGAGGTTTTTTAAATAGAAGATCTACTTGGCTACAAACTAACCAACAATATTTTAATGATTACAGAAAATCTGTAACTGGTGTTGCTGCTGGAGAAAAAGAGATTGGTTGGATACAAGAATCTATTCCTAGTGATAAAGATACTCCATCAACTTATTCGGCTAAATTAAAAAATCAAAAAGTTATACAACAAAAATTAATAGATAATGCTCAACAATTTTTAAAATTAAATGGCAAACCAGCTATGAATGAGGATGGTGAGTACACAAAAGAATACCTAGAATACATAAAAGGTAAAGTAAAACCATCAGGTGAGATGTTAGAAAATTTAATGATAGGTTATAAAATTGATGGTTACTCTAATGAAGCTATAAAATCATTATTAAATAATGAGTTTAAAGGTATTAATTGGGAAGAAATATTTGAAACTTATGCTAATGCTAAAAGCGGAACAGGATTATAATGTCAGCTCTTGATAATTTTTTAAACAATATAAATGTTGATGAAGAATTAAAAAAAAACCAAAAAGAAGTTATTTTAAAACAAGAAGCACAACCAGAATTATCCAATATTCAAGTTGCCACCGATGTTGCAGCTTCTGCTGCTACTGGTGCAGCTCAAGGTTTAACTTATGTAATTGATTTACCATTTTTTATAGTACAAGGTATAGAAAGTGGTTCTGAGTATCTTGCTGAAAAAGCAATAACAGCTATGGGTTTTAATACTGATGAATACCAAGAAATGAAATCAGATATAGATATTGCATTAGAAAATTCGAATAAATTTAGACCTGGTGAATACATAAGAGAAAACTTTTTAACTTATGACAGTAAAACTAAATTAGGTGATTATGCTATGTCTGTTGCAGAGTTTGCTGCACCTGGCGGACTTTTAGGTAAAACACAAAAAGCTAGGAATTTATTTATGGCAACTGGAGCAGCTAGTGGAGCTGTTGCACAAGGTGCAGAAGATTTAGGTGCTAGTGAAAATGTTGCACCTCTAATAGGTGCTGGTACTAATTTAGCACTAGATATACTTGCACTTAAAAAGGGTAATCTTGCAGTTTTATCAAAAGAATTTTTACCAAGTAAATCTGTTTTAGAAAAAGCAAAACAATTAGAAAAAGAAGCTAAAAAAATAGATAAAGACTTTACATTATCTGGTGCTGAAGTTACTGGATCTAGTTCTGTAAAAGCAGCAGAGAGCCAAGTTACAGCAACAATTGCTGGTAATAAAGTAATGGATAAGTATTGGTCTGATAGACCTGACAAATTGAAAAACTTTATTGAAAAATGGGGTAAAGAAAATGGTATTATTATTGGTAGCAGACAGTTTATTTCTGACAAAGATTATTACAAACAATTAAAAAAAGCTGCTGTT